CTTTGATGCTTATGATTTAGCAATAGCAGATATAGTTAATATCACTCATAGTTCGCTTGGCTTCTCGTCTAAACCTTTTAGAGTTATGGGTATTACTTTTAATGAAGATTTTACAATAGGTTTATCTTTAGTAGAACATCAAGATAGTCATTATACTTGGGCTACTAAAGTACAAGCAACAACAGTACCATCAACTAATTTACCTAATCCATTTAATGTTCAACCACCAGCAAGTGTAACACTAGATGACCAATTAATTGAATACAATGATGGTACAGTTATCGTTGCTTTAAATGTAACAATAGGTGCTTCTCCTGATAGCTTTGTTGATTACTACCAAGTTGAATACAAGTTAAGTTCAGATTCAGATTATATTATTTATGCACAAGGTTCAGGATTAAATCACAGAGTCTTAAATGTAATTGACCAAAAAATTTATGATGTAAGAGTTAAGGCAGTATCAAGTTTAGGTACATCATCAACTTATGTAACAGCACAAAGAACTATTATTGGTGCGATTGAGCCACCTAGTGATATTGAAGATTTTTCTTGTAATATTATTAATGGAGAAGCACATTTATCTTGGGAACAAATACCAGACTTAGACCTTGCTTATTATCAAATTAGATACTCAACATTAACAAGTGGTGCAACTTGGCAAAACTCGGTATCTTTGGTTGAAAAAGTATCCAGACCAGCAACTTCAATCGTAGTTCCAGCAAGGGTCGGTAGCTATTGTATTAAAGCAGTTGATAAGTTAGGAAACTTCTCACTTAATGAAACTATTATTGCAACCAATGTAGCTTCTATTGGTAATTTTAATGCTATTACTACACAATCAGAACACCCTACATTTTCTGGTACAAAAACAAATTTAACATTATCTGATAATGCTGTCAGATTAACTAACTTAGCTTCTAATGGAATTTATGAGTTTGCAAGTGTTATTGATATAGGTGCAGTTCATACATCAAGGGTTACAGCAACTCTTGCACAATTTGCAGAAAACCCAAGTGAATTATTTGATTCTGAAAGTGGATTGTTTGATTCTAAATCAGGTTCTTTTGATGGGGATTCTCCAAGTAACTCAAATGCTCATTTAGAAATAGCTATAAGTGATGATAATGTAACTTATACTGCTTTTAAAAACTTTGTAATTGGGGATTACACTTTTCGTTATGCTAAGTTTAGATTATTTTTAACTTCAAGAGATGGAGTAACAACACCTGTAGTAAATCAAGCAACAGTAACGATTGATATGCCTGATAGAATATTTAGTGGAAATGATATAGTATCAGGAACATCAGCTAAAACTGTAACATTTACATTACCATTTAAAACTGTTAATTATGCAGTTGGAATTACAGCAGAAGATATGGCTACAGGAGATTATTTTATAGTTGAAAATAAAGCTGTTGATTCTTTTGATGTTACTTTTAAAAATTCATCAAATACTATAATATCTCGAACATTTGATTTTATTGCAAAAGGCTTTTAAAAGGAGTATATAAACCATATGGCACAACATGATTTCAATATTGCAAATGCGACTTTTCCATCTGTAAGAAGTGATATAAATTCAGTTTTAGAAGCTATTAATACATCTAATTCAGGTACATCAAGACCAAGTTCTGCTGTCGCTGGAACTATTTGGTTAGATACAACTTCAGCAACTACACCTACTTTAAAATTTTATGATGGTGCAGATGATATTTCTTTAGCAACTTTAGACTACACAGCTAACACAGTTAATTGGTTAGATAGTACAGTTGTATTTGATATTGTGGGAGATACAACTCCACAGCTTGGTGGAGATTTAGATGTTAATGGAAATGATATAGTTTCAGTTTCAAATGGTAATATTACATTTACACCTGATGGAACAGGTAAAGTAGTTATTAGTGGTTTATCTTTTCCAACATCAGATGGAACAGCAGATCAAGTTTTAAAAACAGATGGTTCTGGAAATTTATCTTTTACAGATGTTTCTGGTGGAACATCTTGGCAATCAAGTATTGTTACAGCAACAACTTTAACAGCAGTAGCTGGTAATGGTTATTGGATTAATACAACTTCAAATGCTTGTACTATTACACTTCCAGCTTCAGCTTCAGTTGGAGATACAATAGAATTTTCAGATTATGCAAGAAAATGGGGAACTAATGCAGTTACAATAAATCCTAATAGTTTAAACTTTCAAGGAAACACTTCTCCTAATCCAGTTTATAATACTAATGGTCAATCAGTAAGATTAGTTTATTCTGGTGCAACACAAGGTTGGATTCCAACAGTTGATGATGATGTAACTTTAGAAACACCACAACCTTATTCAGCAGATATGTTAATCGTTGCTGGAGGTGGTGCTGGTGGTAGTACAGGAGCTTCTGGTGGAGGTGGAGGGGGAGCTGGAGCTGGAGGATTTAGAACTTCAACTCAAACTCTTTCTGGTGGTGCTACATATACAGTTACAGTTGGTGGTGGTGGTAGTGTAGGAACTGCTTCAGATGGAACAGATGGTCAAGGTGGAAATGGTGGAAACTCATCTATTTCTGGTTCAGGAATTACTACAATAACTTCTACTGGTGGAGGAGGTGGAGGTGCTGCTGGTGCAAATAATGGAGCTGGTCAAGCTGGTAAATCAGGTGGTTCAGGTGGTGGAACTGGTGCTTATGGAACAAATGTTGGAGGTTCAGGTAACACTCCAAGCACTTCACCAAGTCAAGGTAATAATGGTGGACACATGAGTGGAAACTTCTACAACGGAGGTGGTGGTGGTGGAGGTGCTAATGCTGTCGGTGGAAATGTAACAACAAATTTAAATGCTGGTGCTGGTGGAAATGGCACAGCTTCATCAATAACAGGTTCTTCAGTTACTTATGGTGGTGGAGGTGGAGGAGGTGTTACAGCTTCAAATCCAACAACACCAATCGCTGGAGGAACAGGTGGTGGTGGGTTTGGTGGTATTCAATCAGGTGCTGGTGCTGCTGATGGTTCTGCAAATACTGGTGGAGGTGGTGGTGGTTCTTATCAGAATAGTGCTGGTGCTGGAGGTTCTGGAGTTGTTATATTAAGTGTACCAACTGCAAATTATTCTGGTACAACAACAGGTTCGCCAACTGTTACAACAAGTGGAAGTGATACAATAATTAAATTTACAGGTAGTGGGAGTTATACAGCATAATGGCATATTTTTCAAAAATAGGATTAAATTCAAAAGTTATAGAAGTTCTTTCAGTTAATAATAACGAACTACTAGATAGCAACGGAGTTGAACAAGAATCAATAGGTATTGATTTTTTAACTAAATTAACTGGTTGGTCTATTTGGAAACAAACATCTTATAACACAAGAGGTGGAGTTCATTTATTAGGTGGTACACCTTTTAGAAAAAATTATGGTGGTATAGGCTCTATTTATGATGAAGATAAAGATGCTTTTTATAATCCTCAACCTTACCCATCTTGGACTTTAAATGAAGAAACTTGTCAATGGGAATGTCCAGTTGCAAAACCATCATTTAATTCAGATACACAATTTATTTTTTGGAACGAAGAAAATCAAACTTGGGATATAACAGATAAATAATTATAAATTATTGGTGTGAAAATAACAGATAATTTCTTAGATAAAGAAACTTTTAAATCTATTCAAGATTTAATGTTAGATAATGACTTTGATTGGTATTATTCTAATTCTATTACATCTGAAAATTTAGATAGAAAAGAATTTCAATTTATTCATATGTTTTATGCAAATGGAGAACCAAGAAGAAGTTACTCTGTTATAGAACCTATAGTTAAAAAAATTAATCCTTTTTGTTTAGTAAGAATAAAAGCTAATCTTTTAACAATTACACCAAAAATAAAAGAATATGATTTTCATACAGATTTTAAAAATAAACAAAATTTAACTACTGCTATATTATATATAAATACTTGTAATGGTTACACTATTTTTAAAGATGGAACTAAAGTTGAATCTGTTGCTAATCGTTTAGTAGAATTTGATAGTAATTTAGAACATACAGGTTCATCTTGTACAGATGAAAATATTAGAGTTGTTATTAACTTAAATTATTTTAAATGATTAAAAAATCTAAATTTGATAATTCATCATGGAATTTTGAATTAGATAAAGTTCATCTTTACTCATTTTGGAAAAACGCATTTTCAGAAGAAGAATGTCAAACAATAATTAATATTGCAAAAAAGAAAGGTTTAATTAAAGGAACTACAATGGGAGAATCAGATGTTAGAGAAAGTAAAATTTCTTGGTTATATCCAGTTGATGAAATGCAATTTGTATTTCGTAGAGTAACCGATATTGTTTTAAACCTTAACGAAAAATTTTTTCAATTTGATTTATTTGGATTAAACGAAGGATTTCAATTTACTAATTATCAATCGCCATCTGGTAAATATGGAAAACATATTGATAGAGCAATAAATACTTCTGTTAGAAAATTATCAATATCTATTCAACTTACAAATCCTAAAGAATATCAAGGAGGAGAACTTCATCTCTATGATAATGATAAAGGAACTATTATGGATAAAGAACAAGGAACTTTAATTATGTTTCCATCATACATATTACATGAAGTTAAACCTGTAACTAAAGGAGAAAGAAATTCCTTAGTTTCTTGGGTAACAGGCAAACAGTTTAAATAAACAGTATTGATACTATAATCACAAAATGATATAAAAATGTTGCAAGTGGGTATTACCTCCACACCAATATTCACTTGCTTTATTATGATAAAATTCATCAATATATTAAATCATTGGAAAAATAACATATGGAAGAAATTAAACAGCGAATTAAAGAACATGAAGGGTTTAGGGATACTGTCTATTCCGATAGCTTGGGTTTTTCTACTATTGGTTATGGTCATCTTTTATTACCCTCTGATAATT